GATAGGATTTTTAGATGTTTATAATCAAGGCGCTGGAGCAATCCAAGACATTATGGAAAGAAAATCTGAAATCGTAATTAACAAATACAAAGAAGTAGCACCATACACAACACCTAGTGCATAATGAAACTTTACAACACATTTAAATCACTTATTTTAGAAATAGCGTCTGTTGACTCAATAGTCGACGCTATAAAAAAACGAGATAAGATTATAATTTACTATGATGGTGATGAACCAGGTGGTAGAGGATTACGTTTAATTGAACCCGTTTGTTTTGGTTATTCAAAAGCGGATAACCCTGTTGTAAGAGCATGGGACTCTCAAGGAGCATCTCACACTGCGTATTTAGGTGAACAACCATTACCAGGATGGAGACTTTTCAGAGCCGATAAAATATTTTCTTTCAAACCAACAGGAGAAACATTTAACGAGGCAAAACCAAACTATAATCCTAATGGGGATAAAAGCATGAATCGTGTTATTATTAACGCTGATTTTTCTGAAGTCACACCACAAACACCGGAAACACCGGCACCTGAGACAGAAACTGAAGTTGCTGTTAATGATGTAATTAACGATGTAATCATTACTACCGTTAATGATATGATTAATAGTATTATAGAAAAAGATGGTGTTGATTCGTTAGAAGGGGTTGATTTATCAAAAGCCGCTGAATCATATAAAAGAATCTATTCCGGAATTGAAGATAAAATTCGTAGAAATTTATCCAATCAAGAAAAGAATGATTTAAGACCAAAAGTTTCAGAACTAATAAAACAATCTCAAAGTTTAATTAAAAAATAATATGACAAACGAAAATGATTTAATTCAAAAACTTATGATTTCCAAACAAATTATGGAAAAACATAATCAAACACCAAGAGGTGGTATGCCATCTATGGATTCATATAACACACCTGAAGTCGCAACTTATAACGCACCTCCAGCAACATACAATTTACCTCAAGATATGTTACAAGAAGCGTCTGTACCGGTACAACAAGTTAATCAACCAATGACTCAAGATAGAGTTATGGCTTCAAAATTACCTGACGAAATTAAACGATTAATGATTGAGCACCCTATTTCACAACCTGCTGGTATGGGAGGTCCAACATTGTCTAATGATTTAATTGACAAAGCAGCAAGATTAATGAATACAGATGCTAGAGGTAATCAAATCAACCAACCAAAACAAAAACTTCAAGAACAATCACAACCTCAACCTAATTTTAATAACAAACAATTAAGAGACATGTTGAAAGAAGTTGTTGAGGAGGTTTTACAAGAAAATGGTATTTTAGCCGAATCCACACAAAAATCAAATGAAGTGTTTTCTTTTAAAGTGGGAAAACATGTGTTTGAGGGTAAAGTTACTAAGATAAAAAAAATGTCTTAAACTTTATTTACTCTAAAAATTAAAACCCCCTAAGGAAACTTAAGGGGTTTTTTATTTCTTAAAAACTTTCCTTTTGATTAAACCGGTATATTTATCTATAAAGATTAAGTTATGGATATCAATACTGAAAAAAAAATTATCTTTGAATATAAAAGGGGGAAAAGTAGTTTAGAAATTGTTAAAATTATTGGGTTATCAAAACCTACAATTCTTAAAGTATTAAATAAACATAATCTTGTAAGAAAAAGGGATAGATGTTCTTCTTTAGATATTAAAAAGGATAGTAAAAAATATTATGTAATCCGTAAATGTCCAAACTGTGATAAAGATATTAAAACAATCTCAAAAGATAAGGTAATTGCTTGTAGAAACCATTTTAATAAATTAAAAGGAACTTCATTATGTAAACCCTGTTCATTAAAGTTACAAGTTGGTAAGGGTAATCCTTTTTTTGGTAAAACACATACTAAAGAAAGTCTTAAAAAAATATCTAAAAGTAAAACAGGTCAATACACCGGAAACCAAAACCATATGAAACAAGAAAAATATCGTCAAATGAGTAGAGATATTATGAGGTCAAATTGGGACAATGGTATTTTAGATAGAAAAGTTATTTCAGAACAAATGAAACAAACACAAAGAAGTGGTAAAATTAAATCTGTAATAGTCTCAAAAAGAGAAAAAGAAATTGTTAAAGAAATAAAACAACTAGGTTACAAATTAATTCATTCATATCGTGTTGATAGTAAGATTTGTGATGTGTATATTCCATCATTAAATTTAATTATAGAATATTTTGGGGATTATTGGCATTGTAATCCTAAAAAATACGAATCAGATTTTTTTAATAAAAAAAAGAGTAAGTTTGCTTGGGAATTATGGGATTATGATAAAAAGAAAATTGACTTAATTAAAAGTTATGGTTATAATTTAGAAGTTGTGTGGGAGGGAGACCTTAAACTCAACAATAAATTGATAGAACTCATAATAGAAAACTATGTCACAAAACTCACTTCAACGCCCTAACGGTCAAGAAAAGATTAGCGTACTTGTACTGCCATCTGACCGTACGGGCGTTGGTTAACCAACAGGTAAATTTAGGTCAATTGACCCTCACATTTTTTTACAAAACTTATATCCGGATGACTTCCACGTAGATATCGATTACGAACCAAGAATAAACGACATGAAATATTGGGATAAATATCAAATTATTCATGTACACAGAAATATCGGTAGTCACTATGACCAAACACCCGCAATAGTTAAATATCTAAAATCAATTGGTAAAGTGGTTGTTATTGATATTGATGATTATTGGTTACCTACGGTTGACCACCCAATACATAGTATTATTGTTCAAAACAAAATTCACGAAAAAATTGTTGCAAATTTAAAAGAAGCTGATTGGGTAACTACCACTACAGATATTTTTGCAAATGAAATTCGTAAGATTAATAAAAACGTATTGGTATTACCAAACGCTATTGACCCTAAAGAGCCACAATTTAATCAACCAACACCTCCGTCTGATAAAATTAGAATAGGATGGTTAGGAGGTTCATCTCACTTACACGATTTAAATTTATTAGATTCGTTTGTTCAAAAAAATTATGAGATTAACGATAAATTACAATATGTAATTTGTGGGTTTGATACAAGAGGTTCTGTAACGGAAATTAATCCAACTACCGGAGAACAAAAGAAGAGAGATATTCTTCCACACGAAACTGTATGGGTTAATTATGAAGGAATTTTTACAAATAACTATAAAACTTTAGACGAAAATTATATTAAATTTTTAAAGGAATTTAAAGAAGGTGAATATATTTCAGATAAAGAATTACCATACGTTAGAGTTTGGACAAAACCTGTTAGTTCTTATGCTATGAATTATTCAAAATTTGATATATCTTTGGCACCAATTAAAAATCATATCTTTAATAGAATGAAATCACAATTAAAAGTAATTGAGGCAGGGTTCTATAAGAAAGCGTTAATCGCATCAGAGATTGGACCATACACCATCGATTTAGTTCATTGTTTAAAAAATGGTGAGTTTAACGATAATGGTAACGCAATTTTAATACCTGAATCAAGAAACCATAGTGATTGGTCCAAATCAATTAAAAAATTAGTTCAAAACCCTGAAATGATAACTGAATTAGGTGAACGATTATATAATACCGTAAAAGACAAATATGACCTTAATAAGGTTACGGTTACAAGAGCAGAATTTTATAAAAGTTTAATTAAATAAAACATAACAAATGATAAAAATACCTTTAACCAAAATATTGTTTCTTGATATAGAAACTGTTGGTGGATGTAAAAACTATACCGAGTGTAAAGTTAACAATCCTAATGTGGCAAAACAATTTGAAAAGTATTTTGATTGGTTTCAAAAGAGATTTCCAGAAGATGCCGGATTTTCTGCTGATAAAGTTTTTGAAAAAAGAGCAGCGTTAGTTCCTGAGTTTGCAAAAATTGTTTGTGTTAGTGTTGCCTTTGTTATGGACAACGGTGAGATTAAAAAACAATCATTCTCAGGCGACGATGAAAGAGCATTATTAAAAGACTGTCAAACATTACTTAATCGTTGTGGTAAGTTAGATTTTTATCTATGTGGTCATAACCTTAAGAATTTTGACATTCCAATGTTGGCAAAAAGAATGATAATTAATGGATTGATGCCATCATCAATCTTACCGTCATACGATACTAAGCCGTGGGAAATCAAAGCTATTGATACCAAAGAGATTTGGCAATACGGGGCTTACACCGCAATTGGTTCATTGGACTTAATGTGTTCTTGTATGGACGTTCCATCTCCAAAAGAAGGTGATGTTACCGGAGACAAAGTTCACGACGCATATTGGAATAAAAATATGTTACCTGAAATCACCGCTTACTGCGAAAGAGACGTGTTAGTCTTGATAGACATAATAAAAAAATTAAAAGAATTAGAATAATGTTTAGCGAAGATTTAGATTTCTTAAAAAACAAAGCCGAAGAATTAAAAAAATTGGCAAATATTGATTTGGATGATTTGAGTTATGACGAGATAATGAGTGAATTTGGTTTGGATTTAAAACAACTTGAAGATGATATGTTAAATTCAAGAACAAGATTACCATTAGGTTTTGTTAAAATTCATCCCGACGCAATAACACCTAAGTATAATTACGATAGTGATTCAGGGTTTGACTTACATTCTGTTGAAGATGTTATCATAGAGGCTTTTGGTAGAGCGTTAGTCCCTAGTGGACTATCCTTTGATATTAAAGATGGATATGAAATTCAAGTTAGAACTAAAAGTGGTTTGGCAATCAATCAAGGTCTTATGGTTTTAAATTCTCCCGGTACTGTTGATAATGGTTATACCGGAGAAGTTAAAGGAATTATTTTTAATACCAATAATCATCCAGTAACCATCCACAAAGGAATGAAATTTGGTCAAGCGGTATTATGTCCTGTTGTAAATGGGGGATGGGTTCACTTAGACCAAAGAGAAAAAGTTACTGATAAAGAAAGAGGAGATAACGGATTTGGCTCAACAGGATTAGTATGATTACAGTAATATACTCAACACATAAAGACGAACAATTTAATAACAAATTTAAACAACATTTGTTACAAACTGTTGGTTTAAAAGATGTTCAAATTTTAGAATACAAAAACAATAACGAATTCAGTTTAGCTGAGATTTACAACAAAGGTATTTCTCAGTCAATTTTTGATATTGTTGTTTGTTGTCATAACGATATTAAATTAGAAAATGGGTGGGGTAAAAAACTTTTAAAAGATTACTCTGAGAATCCTGAATATGGTATTATTGGAAAAGCCGGTTCTTGTTATTTCCCTGAATCAGGGGTATACTGGGAACGTATGCAACAAACAATGGTAGGACAAGTTTATCACCACCCCGACGGACAAAACAAATGGTTAAGTAAATATTCACCAAAATTACCATTTTTAATTCCTGTGGTGACTATTGATGGGTTATTTATCTCATTTGATAAAACAAAAATTAAACATCAATTTGACGAAACAATTGGAAGATTTCATTTTTATGACCATTTATTCTGTTTACCTAATTATGTGGACGGTATTAAAATTGGTGTAACATCTTCCTTTGAAATCACACATCAATCAGTTGGTCAACCAAATAGAGAATTTTGGGAAAGTAGAGATAGATTTGTTGAGAAGTGGAAACACGTTTTACCATTAGATTTAAAACCTCAACAAGTATATATTCCGGAGATTAAAGAAAAACCAATTAAAAATATTGGTAAAGTCGCAATTATTATACCAACTAAAGGTAATGTAGAAATGTTAAAAGAATGTGTTGATTCGTTTTATAATAATTGTAATCCTGAATTATTTGATATTTTTATTACCGACACCGGTTCAACAGATGACGAAAAAGAAACAGTTAAAAATAATATAAAAGATTACAATAATATAAAACTGATTGAGTATGATTATTATAATTTTGCTAAAATTAATAATGATGTTGTTAAAAATTACGTAACCGATGAATATGAATTTTTATTATTCTGTAATAATGATATTAAATTGTTAAATAATGTTATCTATGGAATGTTAAATATTTTTAAAACAAAATCTAATGTTGGTACTGTGGGATGTAGATTACATTTTGAAGATAATACCATTCAACATGACGGTATTTTATGTCTTATTGATAATAATAAACATTTAAAACTATCTCACATTGGTTTGTCTTCCTATTATAATTTTTCTAATACAACTAAAAAAGGAATCGGGTCAACAGCGGCATTACTCATGATTAAAAAAAATGTATTTATTAAGTGTAATTATTTTAACGAAAATTACCAGTCTTGTTTTGAAGATGTTGAATTAAATTTACAATGTTTAATGATGGGATTAGATAATTATTGTGATAGTAATTTAGTTTCATATCATTATGAAAGTCAAACTAGAAATACTGAAAAAGATAAAATGAAAAAAGTTAATGAAGATTATAATAATTTCTTATTTCCTTTTGTTGTTAAAAACTTTGAAAAATTAAAAACACATATACGAATAATAAAATAAAGAAATATGATAAAAATCGCGGTATCAACAAATAAAAATTTTTACAAAAAAACTTTACCTATTTTATTACCAACATTAATAAATTCTGGAATTAATAAAGATGATATTCACGTATTTAACGCCGGTTTTGATAGTTATTCAAAAAATGCTGTTGACGGAATTACGTATCATAATCTTAACCATAACTCATTTGAATACAGCTCTTTAATTGAAATTTGCGAAAAAGAATTAGTTTCTGAATATTGGTTTTTAATTCACGACACTTGTAAAGTTGGTGAGAAATTTAAAGAATTACTTTATACTATTCCTGAAGAAAAACCAGTAAAAATGGCGTTAAAGGGAAACCCGTCAATGTCTATGGGATTATATTCATACAGTTATCTTTTAGAGAATAAACAAAAATTAATTAATATTAAAAATTCCGATTATTCTAACGAATCAATGTCTAAATGGAAAATATGGGGAGTACCCAACGAAGATTACATTATGTGGAAAACTGAGCCTACACCAAAACTTTACAATGAAAATATGCCAAAATGGTCAGTTGTTGATAATTATAATTGGTATGGAACAGATACCATTAGAAGAACAGAATATTACCCGTCATTAGACATATATAAAAATAAATCTAATTGGGGTCAAACAGGTTTAAATATGGTTCTAAATATATAATAATAATAATATGAAAATATCAATAATTGGGGGTGGATGGGTTGGTTGTCATTTAGCCAATCAGTTAAAAAACGACCACGAAATAACACTCATTGAAAAAAATGATGAAATTTTTAAAGGAACTTCTTATAATAATCAAAATAGATTACATTATGGTTATCATTATGCGAGAAACTATGAAACAAGGAATTTGTGTGAAACAACTTTTTATAGGTTTATTGATGACTACGGATTTTGTGTGACCGATATTGATAAAAACTTTTATTGTGTCCCTAAAAAATTATCGTTGATTGATTTAAACACATATTTAAAAATTTTTGATAAGAGTTCCTCTGAATTAATTCCCCATAATTTTAGTAATACTAAAGGATGTATTTTAACAAATGAAAAACATATCAATTTTGAAAAAGTTAAAAATTATTTTGAAAAAAAATTAAATGGGTTAATAAAGTATGATACCATTAATGAAGTAAAATTAGAAGAATTATCTAAAAACTCAAATTTAGTCATTGACGCAACAAATAATTTTATGGGATTAATCAATGTCGATTTTTTTTATGAATTAACTATAACATTAATTTACGATAAAATTAAAACAACAAATTTTGATTCTGTTACATTTGTTGATGGTGAACTATTTTCTATTTACCCCTATAAGGATAATAAGTTTACATTAACTGATGTAAAACTAACACCATTAAAAAAGTTTTCATCCATTGAAGAGATTGACGAATATAAAAAATTAATAGATAATGAATTTATCTTAAATAAAGTTAAAGAATTTGAGAATCGAATTATAACATTTATGCCAAATTTCAATGAATACTTTAAATACGATTCTTATTTTTTATCAATAAAAAGTAAAGTAAATGATGAGTCGGATAGCCGATATCCAGTAATAAAACAAACAAATAATATAATTTCATGTTTTACAGGAAAAATACAAGGAATTTATATTATTGAAGATTATATTTTAAATTTAATTAATAATGACAAATGAAGAATTATCGTTTCTATTTAACAAATATTTAAATAGAAATTTTACAAATCACGAATTAATGAATCATGGAGGAAAAACAGTTAGTTTTTTAGAAAATGAAATATTAAATTGTAAGGAATATTTAAACTTACCACCGATAAAAATTAATTTAAATGAGTTAAAGGTTGCCATTTTATTAAGTGGTCATATTAGGAAAAACTCAATATTAGAGGGTATAAATAAATTTTGTGAATATGAAAATCATCATGTTTTTATACACACATGGGATAACATTGGGTTAAAAGACCACTCACTATTACAAGAAACTTTATTAAACGATGAATCCATCCCAACTTCAGTAATTTCTGAAATAAATAAATTTACTAATGTAAAAAAATACGAAATTGAAAATAATAAAGATTGGATTGAAACTCAAAAAATCACACACCATTATTTTAATTTTTCGTCACCAGAAGTTTTTATTAAATCTCAATTATATTCTGTTAATAAATCATATAACTTAATGGATGAATATTCAAAAGAAAATAATATTGAATATGATGTTGTCATAAAATTTAGATTTGATTGTGATATGACTGTGTTTAGTTTAAGTGATAAAACAATTTCAAACATAAAAAACCACAATATTATTTTTGCACCTAATTCAGACAACGGACATAGCCATATGGATTATGGCACATCTTGTTGGGCTTGTGATAATATGTATTACAAACATAATAGAACAATAGTTCATAATTTTGACCATACAAATATTATATGTGATTTATACGCATACGGAAGTAAAAATTCAATGGAAAAATATTGTAATTTATATGGTAATTATGATAAATTAAATAATTCTTTTTTTAAAGAAAATTTAAAACAATTTAAAATTGTTCCTAATAATACTTTTTTTGACAACGGAAACTATAATTTAAAAGGACATGAAGGACACGTAGATTCTCTATATTATTATAATTGTTCGTATCCGGAAAGATTATTACAACATCATTTAAAAAATTATATGTTAGTAGAATCAAAAGAAATTAAAGCAAATTTAGTTCGATGAAAATATTAATAGGGAATACTGGATTAGTTGGGCAAACTTTAAAGGAAAGTATAAATTTTGATTTTGAATATAATTCAAAATCTATTCAAAGTTATTTACCACCGGATGGGTGTGACTTGTATTTATCTTGTTTACCGTCAACAAAATGGTTAATTAATAAAGATACAAAGACGGATATTGAAACTATCATAGATATCGTTAAATTAATAGGTAATGTTAAATATAAAAATATATACGTAATCTCAACTATTGATGTATACGGTAATTCACCTGTAGGGGTCGATGAAGACTTTGACCCTATATTTAAAGATTTTTCTTATGGTTCAAATAGATATCTTTTTGAAAAAATGGTGGTAAAACATTTAATCTACGAGAATGTTAAAGTTTTTAGACTACCCGCTTTGTTCAGTAAAAATATCAAAAAAAACATATTATACGATTTATTACATAATAATAACATTCATATGATTAATAAAAATTCTTCATTCCAATGGTATAATTTAAATGATTTAGTGGACGATATAAGTTTGTATGGTGAAAAACACCCTAACGAAGTTATATTTAACTTATTTACAGAACCATTAGAAAGTGAAGAAATAATTAATTTATTTCCATCTCATAAAGAAAAGGTCGCTAATTCAGAAATTAAAATACTGTATGACTATACAACCAAATATTCATCAACCGGATACATAAAACCTAAAGAGACAGTTTTAAATGAAATTAAAAAATTGGTAAACGAATTTATTTTATAAACTTAATCTATTAGAATAGTTGAATTTTATTTTTCCTATTGAGATTTCTATCGGTAAACACTCATCACTAAAATAATTAATTTGATTAAATAATCTTTCATGACTTTTAATTTTATTAAAATAATTATTTGGGTCTAATAGTTCTTTGTTTAATATGTTATCAACAATTTTTGAATACTCCATATCGGACATTCCACCTTTATTAGGTAAAATTAAACAACTTTCTTTTAAATCAATATCTTTAGTAAAGATATTTTGATATAGTAATAATTCCTCTTCAAATATTATGGGAACAATATTGTATACTAAACACTGATAAAAACATACTCGAGTGGGAGTGTCCCCTCTTAAAACAAACAAATATTTAGTATCCATCAATTCTTGGTTGATGTTTGACATATTACCAATATAAACTTCCGAATTTAATAATAGTATAAAATCTCTAATTCTTTTAATTAATGGTCTGTCTTCGGAATTGTCGGAATTAAAGGCACCTATAAATGTTAACTCTCGTGTTTTTTCACAACTTACTATTTTTTCCATAGTAGAAAGTGACTTTGAAATATTTCTATTTAATATATAAGGAATGGTAATCATTCTGTTATGAGTACCTATTTTAAATGTTGTGGTAGTGTTAAAAAAAGAAACCTCATCCTCATAACTTAAAATAAATATATTATCATCTATTGGTTCAAAAGAAATTTCAAACAAGACATAACTATATAAAATAAAATGCGGAATTTTTAAATCAGGATTAATGTTATTTTTGACAAAATTATTCCAAAAAAATTTAATAAAATTATCCTTATGACCAACACCAAACGTAGGTGGTTGTACAGTTGGTATTAAATCAGGGTACTTATCATAATTTTTTAAATGGTTATAAAGAATATGATGGTTAGCTGGTGTTATATTTCCGTAAATTAGTTTAATAAAATCTATAGGTATAAACGCAATGTCGGCATCATTAATATCACTAACAACTTCATACTTTAAATTTAACTTACTCAAAAACATATTATATAAATCCATTTCAGATGGAACGGACTCATAAAATTTCATTATTTCTTCTAATTCTTTGATGTTATAAATAAAAATCTTCATACTTATTAAATATAAGTTTATATGTCCAATAATAAATGTTTTTATATATTAAATATTAACACTGATTTTAATTCAGACTTATTACCAGTTCACATAAATGATAATGAAATAATTGATAATCATTTTATTAAGTTTGACGACTATAAATATTTACGGTCTCAATATTCTTTAGAGGTAGTTTTACACAATATGTTTAAAGAACACAAAAAGTTAATAAATAATTATGAAAATTCTGATGTCGTATTTATCCCCATTTATTTATTTTGCTCCGCATGGTCAAAAAAATATTTTTATGATGTTACTCAAATACTTAATAAAATAAACTTAATCTTACCATTAATTAACAACTGTGTTAATGATGGTAAAAAAATTATTATTCCTTATTCAGATGTAATGTGGGAAGATAATAGATGTTTTTTAAACCATTTTAATTTTCACGAAAACATTTATTTTGTTTGTTATGAAGATGTAATTAGCGATAACAATCAAATTCCGGTTCCTTACTGTACCCACATTAAACAAAACCCAAAAGATTATATTGTCCCAAAAAACCAAAACAAAAAACATTTAATAAGTTATGCCGGTAGATATCGAAAAGAAATTGATTACTTTAATAATATTGAGGTATTAAACACAAATAAAGTGATTGATGATAAATGGATTAGTATTAATAATATAGATACATACAATGAAATTGATGAGCTTTATTTAAATAGTCATTTTTCATTACAACCACATGGAGATAAACAATCGAGAAAAGGGTTTTATCATAGTTTGTTACTTGGATGTATACCGGTAATATTTGACGACAACTATAACACATATGAAAAAGTGTTAGACGGAATAGTTAATCTCAAAGATATTTCAGTAATTTTAAACAAAAATGAGAATAATTTTGAAACCGTATTAAATAATGAATTATTAAACATCAATTCAAAAATTGACAATATAAATAAAATAAAACATTTATTATTATATGATGAGAATGATTTATCAATTGTTGATTTTATTTTAAATAAAATTAAATTTTAAGTCATACAAATATATTAAAAATATGAAATTATCATTAAGTAACTTAGCGTGGGATATCTCCGATAACGACCAAATCTTAACTATATTAAAGACCAACAATATTCATAATATTGAAGGTGTTCTAACCAAAATTGATGACTGGAATAAATTATCTAACGATATTTTAATAGAGTATAAAAAAAAATTAGACTCTTACAATATTAAAATGGAGTCAATTCAGTCAATATTTTATGATGTTAAATGTGATGGAATTAAAGATACAAAAATAGTTTATAAACATATTGACAGACTAATTGAAATATGTAAAATATTAGGGGTTAAGGTTATGGTTTTTGGGTCTCCTACTATTAGAAATGGAATCGTTGATGATTCGTTATCTAAAATATTTAAAAGGATTGATAATTCACTTAACAATACAGGTATTACTCTAACTATTGAACCTAACTCTAAAGTTTATGGAGGGAATTATTTTTATAATATAGAAGAAATTGTTGATTTTATTAAAAATAATAAATTTATTAATATTAAAACAATGATTGATACCCATAACTTAAAATTAGAAGGTTACGACCCAATTATTGAATTAAGTAAGTATTATGACTATATTAATCATATACATATTTCGGAAATAAAATTGACACCAATTATAAATCCTGATATACATATAAATTTCTCAAATGAACTTAAAAAATTAGGATATAATCAAATAATCACATATGAGGTTTTAAAATGTGATAATATTGAATCTGAAATAAAAAAATTTGTTGAGATTTACAACTAAACAATTAAAAAAATAAAATGGCTGAACAGCGAAAAAAGAAACCAACAACAACTCCGAACTCGGAAGTGACCGGTAAACCGGTAAGTAAAAAAGATTTAATTGCTCAAATTATTAAAAGAAAAACTAAAGAAAAGTTTTTAACTTTAAATCAAAAAAAATATTACGATACTTTAATTGACAGTGAAATCACAGTTTGTTCGGGACCAGCGGGTGTCGGTAAAAGTTATATAACAATGAAAGCAGCGATTGACTTACTTTCAGACCCAAAAACCCCTTATGAGAAAATAATAATTGTTAGACCGGCTGTAGAGGCAGAAGAAAAATTAGGTTCACTACCTGGTAATGTTGAAGAAAAGTTAGACCCATACATTTTCCCATCTTATTATTTATTAAATAAAATCATTGGTAAAGAATGTCGAGAAAAACTTAAAGAGATTGAAGTTATTGAAGTATTTGCATTAGCATTTATGAGAGGTATGAATATTGATAACTCAATATTAATATTTGAAGAGGGTCAAAACGCCTCTCCAAGTCAAATGAAACTTCTGTTAACAAGAATAGGTTATAATAGTAAATTTTTTATATCAGGAGATGTTGAACAGTCAGATAAATATAAAAATAAAACATTGAGTGGGTTATGGGACGCAATTGAAAAATTTAGAGACGATGATTATGTTTCAACATTTGAATTTAAAGATAAAAATGATATTGTTAGAAATCCATTAATAAGTAAAATATTAGAAAAATACGAAGACAAATAGTCTCAAAAAGACTAATTTAATAGAAAAGATAAGTAACTATATTTTAGTTTACTTATCTTTTTTTTTATATAACTTTTATTGATATGAGAATTGGTATAGAAATTAATGGAGTATTAAGAAATACTTTGGGAAAAATTGAACAAACTTATCAAAAATTTTTAATTGATAAAACAGATGGTATAGAGAATGAGGACTCTTTTGAATATAAGATGACTTATCCAATAAACAGTTTAACGTTAAACGAACATTTCGCATTTCCGGATGAGAATGAATTATATTCATTTTTATATGAAGAATTTGCTATGGAAATTTTTGGTCACGCACAGTCTTCAGAATATAATACTTTTACTGATTTAAACGAGGTTTACGTCTCTTTAAGAGATAATAATGACTTACTAATAGTTTCTGATGAAATAGGTAAATCAAAACCCGCATCACTGTTCTTTTTATCCAAATTTGGTTGTCAATTAGAAAAAGTGAAATTTTACAGTAATTCAACAATTAATTCAATGTGGGATGAAATTGATATTTTACTTACATCAAATCCAGACTTATTATTGGAATATCCTTCAGATAAAATATTAATAAAATATGATACTGAGTATAATGAGAATATTAGCACAATCCATTCTATAAAATCAATAAAAGAATTGGAGGATAAATTAAAACAAATTTTAGAATGTTAAAAGTATTAGGAGAAAACTACTATGTAGATTTGGATAAAATAGATGATTATGTCCAAATAAAAACAAAAAAGAATATCACATCAGGTGATACGGAAGGTACAGCCATTAGTATAATTAAATATGAGACTATTAAGTTAATGTTAGAAATAATTATGGATGAACCTGAAGAGATTGACGAACAATTAGGAGCTAAAGGAACTAACAATTTATCCATACCCTTTAAATTAGCGTTTAATACTCTATTATATAAAAAATTACTAAATAAAATATAATTAACATGACACAAGAACAAATTACAAAACTAGAACAGTCAATTCAAAACATGAAAGATAAAAAATCAAGAATTTATCTTTTAGCACAAGACACTAAAGGTAATGCAAAAGCCTCTGTTGCTTACATATACGATTTAGGTATGACATTACTAAAAAATGGATATAATCCAATTATCTTACACGAAACTCCGGACTATACTGGTGTTGGAGAATGGTTAGGTGAAGAATATATGACATCATTACCTCATAAAACTATTGAGGGTCAAAATTTAGAAATTGCACCTGAAGATTTAATTGTTATCCCTGAATTATATGGATTTGTTATGAGTCAAATTGCAAAGTTACCTTGTGGTAAAATTGTATTATCTCAAGCTCACGACCATATTTTGGAAACTCTACAACCAGGTCAAACATGGTCACAATTAGGGTTTTATAAATGTATAACAACATCTGAAACTCAAAAAGAATATATTGAAAATCTTATGAGGGGTATTTCAATTGATGTTCTAAAACCATTTATTTCAGACAAATTTAAACCTAATCCATTACCGGCAAAACCAATTATCGCAATTCACGCTAGAGAACAAAGAGAAGCTGTTAATATGATTAAAAGTTTTTATATTAAATTTCCACAATACAGATGGATAACTTTTAGAGATATGAGAGGATTAACTATTGACGAATTCGCAACCGCAATGAAAGATTGTTTTCTATCTGTTTGGATTGATGAGACAAGTTCTTACGGAACATTTCCATTAGAATCTATGAAATGTAAAATACCTGTTGTTGGTTTAGCACCAAACTTAGTCCCTGAATGGATGAATGAAGATAACGGTATATGGGTGAATAATAAAACTCAAATGGTTGATTATGTTGCCGACTTTTTACAAAATTGGTTAGAAGATAGTATTAATGAAAATTTAGAACAAGAAATTATTAAAACAGCGGAAAATTTAAGTACTAAAGAAGATTTTGAAAAAATAGCAACAAACTTATTTGAAGGATACCTAACAAAAAGATTAGAATCATTTGAAGAACAATTAAATAAACTACAAACAATAGAAGAATAATATGGAAAATTACTTTGACGTATCAGTTATATTACCGATTAAATCGGCAACCGCACCATTTTTTGAGGATTACTTTAAAAAATGTATTGAATCATTAAACAATCAAAAATTAAGAATTAATGAATTAGTTATTGTTCACACAAATGAAACACCATTAGTTGAACTTCTTAACGATTATGACTTTGGTGATTTAAATGTTGTTAAATTAGAATGGGAAAAAGACCCTAATTACGCAGCACAAGTTAATCACGGTGTTAGAAATTCTAAATCTCAATGGATTTCATTATTTGAATTTGATGATGAGTATTCAAATATATGGTTTAAAAATGTTGAGGTTTATGCAAACGCATATCCTAATATAGACGCGTTTTTACCAATAGTTGTTGATACAGACCAAAAAGGTAAATTTGCCGGGTTCACTAATGAAGCCACTTTCGCAGCAAACTTCACACCTGAAATGGGTATTTTAACACATGATACTTTATTAGATTATCAAAATTTCCAATCATCAGGAATGGTAATTAAAAAATCAAAATTTGTTGATTATGGATTACTTAAACCATCGTTTAAATTAACGTTTGGATATGAATTATTCTTACGACTAACACATAATTCTATTAACATAATGTCTATACCAAGAATAGGTTATAAACATACAAATTTAAGAGATGGTTCAATCTTTTGGAATTACAAAAATGGTAGGGACATTTTAACTCCGGAAGAAGTTAAATTTTGGATTGAATCCGCAAAAAAAGAATATTTTTTCATTAATGACAGAGCAATAAAATTTGAATCTCAAGAATCTTAATGACTGAAAATATTAATTTAACAGGAGATACAAATGTTGAGTTAAAAAAGAAAGGTAGAAAACCAACACAAGCAAATTATTTTGATGTTAGAGAAGAATTAGCTGTTGTCAGATTTTTAGAATCATCGTCGTATGAAGAAAAAAATAAGATTTACAACGAATTTTTAAAAAAACCTTTAGACAAGATGATATCTTCAATTATACGAAGATACAAATTATATAGAAAAGACATGGATTTCACAGATATACATGTAGACACTCACTCGTTTTTAATGACAAAAATAGATAAGTTTAAACCTTCTCGTGAAAAGAAGGCTTATTCTTATTTTGGCACAATATGTAAAAACTATTTAATGGGTCAAATCATTAAAGACCAAAAAGAAACCAATAGAAAGATATCATATGAAGATATTTCATCAAATTTAGAAAATAATGAAAACTTTGCATATTACATAGAGAATGACAGCTTAGATTCTGAAAAAGTTATCAAACACTTTTTAATTGAATTGGAAAGATTTATTAGAGAGGAGAATTTATCGGAAAATGAAATTAAGTTAGGTCACGCACTTTATGATATTTTTGAAAACTATGATTCAATATTTATAGGTAACGATAATAATAAATTTAATAAAAATATTATTTTATTGTCTTTAAGAGAGATGACCAATCTTTCAACTAAAGAAATTAGAGGGTCAATGAGAAAATACAAAAACATGTATTACACATTAATTCAAAATATGGTTAACTAAAAAACAATAAATTAAATATTTATCATTATGGCAAGACCAACAAAAAAAGAAATTAATCTAAGTAAAGAATCAATGTTATCATTGATGCAAGAAATCTATAATGAACTTGTAGAACAAAGAAGTACTGCGATTAGAATTCAAAATAAAATGTTAACAATGATGAAAAATCCTGAGGACATGACTTTAATTGGTCCTGTTATTGAAAAACAACAAAAAATAATTAACGATTGTGTTGAAAAAAAATTAACCCTATCAAAACTACAATCAGGAATGTGGGAAAAATCAAATAGTGGTGCTAGTGAAAGTTTCTCAATTTCAGATTTGGGGGTTGATGATGAAATGTTAAAAACGTTAATTGAAAAAGATGCGTCTAAAACTGAAGGTTCCTATAAAATGAAAAAATAATTTACTATGGCATCATTAGACTTAGGAGCTGACTATAAAAAAATACAAGATAAAGTTACCGCAACTAGAAATTATAATGAGTTAAAATCTCAATATGATGACACTAAAAAACAAGCCGGGGATGCCTTTGAGCAAAAAAAAGCTGCGGTTACGGGTCAACTTAGCAAAGTTAAAGAACAAACTAAACGTTATCAAAAAGAAATTAAAAATCAATTTGAACAACTTTTAGATATTAATAATACAACCGGTGGTAAAGGAAGTAATTCAAGCAAATATATTAAAAGATTATTAATTACCGCCCTTAAAAATGTTGAACCTAAACTTTCTCAAATAGCTTTAGAAGAATCTATAAATGCTGTGGGTTGTGACCAACAACAGGCTTATAACGGAGGTTCTACATATTATATTAAAGTTAAATCAGTTGATTTATTAAACATTCTAACTTTAGACCCAAAAACTGAAGGTAAACCTTTATATGAAAAAGACCCAATATTAGTTCAGAATTATCCATTTTCAATGAATAAAGAACTATATCAATTGATTCAAACAGGACAACCATACTCAACAGATAACGGACAAAATTATATTGGACAATCGGGTCAGGATTTATTTAATATTCAATATGTTGATACAAATCTTCAAGGGGAAACAGGCCCTTGGTTTAAAGTTGATTTATCAAACAGAGTAAACGGTGTTAATAAAGTTGGAACATTTTTAGCCGATTATTATAAAACAATTAAAATTACTGAACCAACTAATATGATGGCATCTATAATGGAATCATTAAGTGGTGTTGTATCTATGAGTGCAAGTGCTGGTGTAGGTCAGGTTGAAGACCAAAGCAAATTTGATATTTTAATTCAAAGAATTCTTGGGTTATGTTTTGATAATAGAAGTGAAATAGATGTTAGTGGAATTGCTAAAGTACCTGAGCTTGATGGTGTAGATGAAACATTTTTTGAATTTACCGATATTGATTTAAGAAAAGTAGACCAAAGAGTTACTAATATTAAAAATAAAGTAATTGAGTTAGAAGAATGTGATAATATATTATTACCGGTTGATTTCCCGGCAGTTATAAATCAAATTAACAATTTAAATTTAATTGAAAATAATAGTGATTTTATCAATGCAGCAGATAATTTAACTCAAGTACTTGCTGATAATCCTCAATGGGGTGCAGGTATTCAAACAAACGCTCAAGCAGCATTAAATTTAAATTTTATTAAATTAATTGCTCAAGGTATTGCGAGTGCGTTTTTAACACCAAAAGTATTACTTCCAATATATGTAATGTTAAAAGCTATTGGACAGGAAACAACAGACGCGATAAAAGGTTTAGTTGATTTTGTAAAACAATTTAAAAGATTTGCAATAAATTTTATTTCTAAAATAGGTGCAATATTTGTTCAAGAATTATTTGAATTAATTAAAAAAGATATTTTAGCGTTAATACAAAGAGTTATTACTGATATTGTTAAAGAAAAAATTGATAAAAGAATTTCAATGATTCTAAAACTTATTCAATTATTATTAATTGTCGCCTCATTTATTAGTGATTGGAGGAAATGTAAAAGTGTTGTTGATGAATTATTAGCTTTATTAGATTTGATAACAAGTAGTCTCGGTTTTGGTAGTCAAATACCTTTACCATTATTATTCGCTTCACAACTATTAGATGGTTACTCAGAATCAAGAGCGTTTGTTGGTGCAATTGAAGAGCTACAAAAAATAGGTATTCCAACGGGGGCATTACCTGACGGTAGCCCTAATTTAGATATTTTAGGTAAATTTGGTCAAATGAAAGCTATGGCTAAGGAAGACAGCGATAATAATAAATTACAAATAGCTATCGGACCATTAACAATGACACCAGCGGGTCTAACAGTACCTGCAAGTGCTTTCGGTAAAAAAGTATAATAATGAATATCCAAGAAAAATCTGAAAAAGCGAAAAATATAATTAAAGAATATAAAAATTCATCAAATAAAGATTTATCATTTGTTATGGATTTTATTCAAGAAGATTTTGTTTTAACTAAAGAATCATTAATTAAATTAACACATCATTTAGATAAATTAGAATTAACTTATAATACAATATTAAAAGAATATAACTCAAGAACAAAGAAAAATGGTAACTAATCAAATAATTTTTCCAGGAATAGTACTTAACAATGAAGACCCTATGATGTTAGGGAGACTTCGTGTTGTACCTGAAACAAAAAATTATCAAGATATTATTGCGGCAATTCCAAATTGGAATGAGGAAACAGACCCTTGGACTTCAAAAGACCCTTTAATTTGTTTATCGTTATTACCTTTTTATGTTAGTCAAGTACCACTTAAGGATGAATATGTTCATATAATATATTCAAATAAAGATTTCCCATTCACAAACCAATTTTATATTCAAGGACCATTTTCATCACCAATGATTAGTCCTTTTGAAAATTTTCAAGGAGCAAAGAAATTCTTAGCTTCGGGAGATAGAATTGCTCAAGGTATTTCAATTAAAAACCAAGTAGGTGCGTATAGAAATCAAGAGAGTAAAGGGGTATTCCCGGAACCGGGCGATAACGCGTTATTGGGTAGGGGAACTGCCGATGTAGTGGTTAAAGAAAATGAGATATTAATTAGAGCGGGTAAAACTAAAAGATTGGTGAAAGACCAATTACCATTAGGAAATGTTAATAGAGCCTTTCTTCAGTTATCTAATTTTTCGCAGCAAAAAACAACCAAAGACCCAGAAGGTGTTACCCGATTAATTGAACAAGTGAAAGTTGTTAAAAAAATGATTATTTGGAATATTGATAATTTAGAAAATATGTCACTAATTGGGGCTTTTAATGGTTCTGTTGGTTTATATAATGTAATTCCAAGTGTTGCCGTAAATAGTAAAAATTTTAAATCAGATACTATTACAACTTTATCCGTTGGAACAAATTATGGTTCTCCGTTAGAAGAAATTAAATTTACCGCTAAGTCATTTGATGATGCGTGTGCCACTATAAATAATTTTATACAAGGTGTGTTTAGTGGTTTTATTAACATATCGGGTTATACGGTAAACAATCCTCAAAATTTTGCACCAAACGTTACATTTCCGTTAGTTATTACACCATCAAAATTAACTTACACAACCGGAAATAAATTTTCACCAAATGACCTTATAACTGAAGTTGCGGAATATGTTAATTATGTAAGATTTTATGATAAAATAACATTAGACCCTGCAAGTAAAAAATTTAAAGGATGGTTTTTAGTTTGGGAAAACAAATCGGGCAAACCAATTCTTGGTCCACAAGCAGATTTAAAAGAGGAAGTGGTTATACCAACTGAATTTATTCCGGCAGATATTAGTTATAGTATTATGGGTTCTCAGAGAATGTATTTTTTATCTCAAGATTCTGCAGGTCCAAAAGGAAAAATCAGTTTAAGTCAAACTTTATATGGAATTCCTCAGGATAAATTTATTGGTGATGAAAATAGCATTCTTAATAAAACATACCCTGTTGTGAGGGGCGACGAATTAATGGCGTTGCTTAGAAAAATGTTTTCATATGTTACAGGACACGTTCATCCAGTTGCGACAATGGCTCCTGTTCCGGTTGCTGCTGGTAATGGACAAACAACCTCAGAAATCAACGCAATTCTTGCGGATGCAGAAAATACAATATTAAATCAAAATATTAGAATTAATTGATATTTATATATAAAACATTTATATGTCAATTATTAATTCATATTTCAGCAAGAACAATACACTTATTTCAAATAGTTTCACCAATACAGGTAGAAATCCTGTTATGGAACTATTCTATGGTAATGTAGCAACAACTCAATACCCAAACAATTATAGCCGTTTCATCTTTGATATAGACCTAACTTTATTAAAAGAGAAAATTTTTGATGGTACTATAACTACTGGATGTACAGATACTATCACACACACATTAAGAATGACAAACACCTCAACATTTGATGTGGAATTGTTAAACACACTCACGTCTCAAATGAGAATGAGAGCCACTTCATTTGATTTAATCTTATTTAGAATCCCTTATTTGAATAATGACCCATCAACACCCCAACTTTGGGATGAAGGTGTTGGTTATGATTTTGCTGATTTAGTTTACAAATACAGTGAATCAGATAGAAGTTTTTCAGATAGACCATCAAATTGGTTTCAAACAACAACAATTGGTGTTTGGGAACAACCAGGAATTTACAATAACAAAAATTTAGGACCGATTCCTTTTAGCGGAATTACTATAGTTGACACTCAACATTTTGAATTTGGTAATGAAAACATTGTTTTTGATATGACAAATGAAATTAATGGTATGTTAAACGGTACAATACCAAATGTGTCAGGGTGGGGAATAGCTTATAAACCTCAAGTTGAAAACCTTACGGGTCTTACAAATAACTACGAGGTTCAATTTTTTACTAGACACACACAGACATTTTATGAACCATATCTTGAAACAAATTATAATGATTTAATTGAGGATGATAGAAATCAATTTACGTTAGGTAGAGTTAATAAATTGTATTTATATTTATTTGACAATGGGAACCCAATCAATTTAGATTACACCCCAAAGGTTGATATTTTAGATATGATGGGAGATGTTATTCCCGGACTATCGGGGTTAACGACATGTCAAAGAACTCGAGGAGTTTATGAAGTTGTTATACCACCACTTATGGGGTATAAAACACCGTGTATGTTTTCAGATAGATGGTACGATATAAGTTATAATAACTTTCCATTACCTCAAGTATTAAATGATTTTACGTTACAACCATTAAAAAACGCAATTCAAATGGGTGTAGTATCGGCAAATCCTTTATTATATGGTTTTGATTTTTATGGTCTAAAACAAAATGAAGAAATTGTGAATACGGATACTCGTAAAGTGGGTGTTATAGTTAAACAAGCTTATACCACACAAAATTTATTATTAAATGTTGATGCTTCATATAGAATCTACGTTAAAGAAGGAACAACAGAAGTGCAAGTTCAGGGATGGACAAAAATTAATAGAACCCCTAATGAATACTATTTTATATTTGACACTAGAGATAAAATACCTAACGAATATTTTATTGATATACAAGTAATTAGCAGTGGGGAAATAAACACATACAAACGACAAATTAAATTTCAAGTAGTAAATACAAAGTATTTGCAATTGTAATATATTTATAAATAAAAAAGATGGAAGAATTAAATATTATAGTAACAGCAACGACTTGTGGTGGAGAAATGACACAAGTTATTATTTTACCACCAGGTGAAATTAATTTTGATAAAATATATCAATTACCAACAGGGTATTGCGTAACATTAACTTCAGGTGAAACAACAACACAATTTGCAAACTCAATGTTAAGTTACGGACCATTTGATACTTGTGACGAATGTGCGATACCATTTAGTGCAAACACAGGTGGTAATGGTGGTTTAATTTGTGAAGATGACTGTAATGGTGGAAACATACTAATCAACCCACCACGTCCTGTTTACACAAATGGACAAAATAAAGCGATTGTACAATTAAATGCGGTCACAATTGGCGGAAATGGATTAAACTCATAATCATATGAAAAAAGTAATTAAACTATCTGAATCAAAACTTACTGAATTAGTTAAACGAATCATGTCTGAACAAGATAATGAAAGATATATGTTTTTCAGTAATTTAGAACAAATTCATAGACAAACAGGTTTGTTATTGGAATTAAATAAAAATACCGTTGAAGGTGTTTTAGATGGGGGTCATGATTGGGCTCAAGACCATTTATCAACAGCAAAAGAAAATATTGACCAAGTTTTTGATTTCATGATGAATGAAACTAAAAATGAAGACAATATGAATGTTTTAGAACAGGACTACTCGACTGACGTTGAAAGACCCACAAGTGATAGAGAACGTCAAGCAAAATCTTTATTTGGTGACAAATATGGCGCATATATACCTAATGATGTTATTAGGTACATAAGAAAAAATCCTGCACAATTCTTTAAACGACTCTACCAAATGTATGGGGACAAAGCTTATGAATATTTAGATAAATCAAAAAATAAAGGGGAAAATTAAATTTCTCCTTTTTTTTTTATAAAAATATTTTTTATTCTCAAAAAATATAATTACATTTGTACTATAAATAAATCAAGTACATAATGAAAAAAATATTTAAATTTTTTAAAAGATTGGTGATAAGACGTATTGTTAAATCAAGAAGTCAATTTGATTATCAAGACTCGGGACTATTAGGTGATGTACATATCTGCAAATCAATATGTCGTAAGTTAATAACTAGTGAGGGGTCTAAATTTTTAATTGCCCCCCTTTCATCACAAAGATATATTAAACATTCTGAATTAGGTATATTTGTTATTCTTGATGATAAAAAAATTAGTGTAATTAATCACGAATATTACTACAGTAATATTTTAATGTCTAACAGAGATTGGGAAAAATTAACTAAAATGTACGATACTAAAGTAGAACGTATTAGACAAGAACTTAAAAATGAAATGAAGTCTCAAATCAAATATTCTTTAAAAAGTATTTTAGATAGAGTGGATAGTTCCAAAAAAATAAAAACCCCTACTGTAGAGTAAGGGTTTCTTTATTTAAAACATATCTTCTAATTTATCTAAATGTTTTTTAACTATATCTAAATCACTTATATCATTATAGGTCATTCCTTGTTTTTTTAACATCTGAACATGGTTATGTAATTGTGTCATCATTTGTCTAATCATCCCTGACATTGTCGGATAATTTTCAATCATCTTATCTAACGAATAAAGTTGTTCGGGTAAGTTTAAAACATCACCAATTTTCTTAACCCAATCTTTTCCATATCTATCGGCATCCATTTCCATATCCCAATAAATTTTATAGAACTCCTCAAAGTCTTCAATATCTCCCATATAAGAATCCTTCAAATCAAATTCCGACATTTGTTGTTCGTGTTTCAATTCGTGAAATAAAACATAAACAAATGACGCTAAATTAGAGAATGTCTCAGGGGAACATATTATAATCGCCTTACTTGTTCTTACACCTTTAAACCCTGTATTACAGGCATTCAACACTTTTATTACATACCCCCTATCTTGAGCATAATCTTTTATCTTACTCGCAATTAAATCAAACGCCTTATGTTTATCTTCAGGAATGTCTTTTCTAAATTTATCAATAACTCTTTCGTAATTTGAGGTGGTTTTTAGACCATTTGGGATGATATCTTCTAAAATGGTGTCTTTGGTTATCTCAAACCATTCCGTTACAATAGGGACAATTTTTTTACCTTTACCGGGTGTTTGATTAAGCACCCCACCTTCTTCATCATTCTGTTCAGGATGTTTTTTTACGTATTTGGCAATTTTTCTTGATTCTTTCTCTATTTTAGATATTTTAGATTTTGGAGTACTCATCTCACCATCATAACTATCAAACGCTAATTCAGCACTATCATATTTTGATGTAGGTACAGTAAATGGTTGTAGTTGTTCTTTATTGAACAACCTAACACCCGGGCTCAAAGGAACTCTAACCGAACCTGACCCACCTGTACTAGTAGCCTCTTTAATTTGTCTTTTGATATTTTTATTCATATACTTATAAATATACAAAATTTTAATTATGGAACAACAACAAGAACTATTCGGAAAATTATTTAATACAATCCCATTGTATAATGAAGACCATCTAGATGTATTACTATCAACAATGGATAAAGAACAATCAGTTTATATCCTAACTCAAGCCGTTAGCTTCGCTTTCCATTCAGGGATATTTTCATTGGGTGAATCTGAAATTATATCAAAATCAATTAGAACATTAAATAAAATTGAGAAAGATGTTGTGGAATAAATAATTTATATTTACATTTGTGAAATAAAATACAAACACTATGAAAAAAATATTCTTATCACTTTTACTTATTGTAAGTCTATCCTCATTTGCTCAAGATAACCTAAAACCAAAAAACATTGATAAAGGTATCAATGTCTTGTTAGATTCGTTATCCAATGTTTATAATGTTAAAGTGGGGGCTGTCATTGTTAATGATTACCCAAACTTAAGAACAACAACAATTGTTTATGTTAAAAATGGTGAATTGGTTAAAAAAATTATTAAAACTGAAAAAAATCCACCAAAACGAGATATATTAAGTAAAAATTAAATTGTTTTATTACACAGTGCTGTAACACTATATCCGGTTTTAATTGTATCAGTACCAATTGGTGAGTAAACCCTAACAATTGATTCTCCTGATGAACTATTGAAATTTATTTTAATAGGTGACTGACCTATTGTATAAAGAACAAATTCTTTAACACCTTTATTACAAAGTTTTTGAAGGTCTTTTAAAGCATATTCCACTTCAACTCCACCTCTTTTAAATGTTTTTGCTTTGGATGGGTCAACTAAAAGTTGTTCCAATAACTCCTGATAATTATTTGCCGTTATTTTTACAAGTTTATCACCACTAACCGACACATTATTTCTTGAATTTATAAGTGTTAATTGATAAACGTATAATGGAACCCATTTAAAATCAACATATTTATGTGGTCTCGTCGTCACATAACCAGTGTCTTGAATTACCTCTTCCCCCTTATTAAGAACAACTAATCTATCAGGAATAGTTCCGGTATCAAAAGTTACAACACCATTACCGTATAATTTTTCATTAGTTAATACATAATTAAGACTTGCGTCTCCTTGACCTGCCTCAATTTTCATACCATCCCAATCACAAATATCTTTGGAATCTTTATCTTTAACTTCCCCCGTTCCTTTAATATCAAAATTAACAAACTGTTCTTGTTTGTATAATTTAATTTTTTCAGGGTTTTTATTATCACCTTTAGTCTTATTATAAGATGTTTTACCTAATGTAACTTGACTAACATCTGTTGGTACTTGTATCGTTAAAACACCATTCTTAATTAAATCAGGGAATATTTCTTGAAAATATTTTTTAACAGAATTTGCTCTCGCCAACGCCAAACTTCCCTTCGTCTCATATCCCTTAGGATTTGTTACATTTGATTCTCCGGATGTTATATTAACTATAAATGTCTTACCACCGTTATCTTTAATAAATTTGTCAATCTGAGGTTTCAACGCAATTATATCATTTTTAACAGTTGGGGAGTCAATCTGACCAAACCCAAATTTATCTCCAACACTTTGTATTGGGAATTCAGTACTAGTTAACGATTGTTTTGTGGAAACTTGCTCCAAGTTTAAATATTGTCGTTTTGTAGCACCTTCGTGAAGATTCATTATTCTATTTCTTTCCTCACTAGATATCTCAAATAAATTATTCATATTTTTCTTTTCATATAAATACCTCAGTATCTATAAAACCAAATACATAAGCATAAAAAAAAGGGACATATAGTCCCTTTTTCTTAAATATTTTAAGAGTTTGATTATCTCAATTCTCTTAAATCGAATGTTCTAACACCATCAACTGTGATACGTCCGTAGAAACGGTTATTAACCATTTTCTTAGCGTAACGAGTCATTATACCTTTGATAGGTGTAAAGTTGAATGGGTTGTACATTGTTGGAGTTAATTGTAATGGTACATACGGTGCGTAGATGTAACCTGTGTCTAACAATGATGTTCCTTTGTGTCCAATTAACACTTGGTTAGCTGGGAAGTAAGGGTCACGGTAAACTTGGTAACGTCCTGCTAATGTTCCTACTCTTTCAATACCCATATTATATTGGTCTTGTTCAGGAGAAGCGTTAGATACGTGGAAGTACTCTAAATCATCAAAGATAGCAGAAACCTCAGAAGATACAACAATCCAGTTTGCTCCACCTCTTAAAGTAGATTTGTGGATTTGTGCAGACAATTGGTTGATTGCTGTAATTAATGTTTGGTTCCAATCTTTTTGAGTGTAAGAAGTTACTTGAGAAATTCTTCTCCAACCATTGTAATCCCATCTCAAATTCCATGCAGCGCCTTTACGTAAATCTCTTAAGATTTCACGGTCAATTTCTGCAGCAACTTGCTCAGATAATAAAGCTGTTAATTCAGCCTCAGCATCGATGTTGTGGAAAGCCGCAACGTCTTGAGCTAACTCAGGAGACCATTGTGCTCTTAATTTTCTTTCTGTAACAGATACAGTAACTGAATCTAAGTCGAAAGAAACCTCACCGATTTTATCTTCAAATTCTAATTCTTCGTAACGTCTGAAAACAGCGTTGAAAGCAGTTCCTGATACAGCTTCAGTAATAGTTGTACCTGTGTAACCATCTAATGATGTAGAATCACAATCAGCACATACTGGACAAGATAAATCAACTTCTAACCAAATACAACCATCAACGTCACATACATTTTTGAATGAACCACCGTTACCAGTAGATGCAAATGTTGTTTGAGTTGTGTTACCATATTTCACAATACCTTTACCATATATTTGAGTTACAACTCTAAATAATAAAGCTCCTGTAGAAACTGTACATGGTGAAGTAGCATCAACTGTTAAACCATTTCCTGTATAGATAACTAAATCAGATAAGAATGATTCTGTATCCATTTCGTTACCATCAGGTCCGATTAATTTTCCAGCTCCTGTGTCAGCAAAACCACACATTTTAATGATAACTTTTCTTGTGTTACCTGAAGCGATTACAAATGCTCCGTCAGTTGTTCCTGAAATATTAGCATTAACTAAAACTCCACCTGTCCATTTTTGGATAGTTGTTGAAGCTGTGATAGCTGACCAACGACCTTTAGAATAATCAAATAATCCTGGTGGGTCTAAACTTGGTTCGTTACCTTCGTAGAATAAATCATAAAGATTTTTTTCATACACTGGGTTGTTAGTTCCTGAACCTGTTGTGTAACCTTCACTTGGAGAACCTGGATAATTTCCTGGAGACCCGATTGGTGCGTAGTGCTCACCTGAATACTGACCGTCAATACCGTCTTTGTATCCTTGAATTTTTGGTACAAAGTAGAATAATTTACCGATTGGTAAGTTCATAGCTTGTACAGAAACGATATCATTCGCTAATAATTTAGAGAATACTCTTCTTACGATAGGAAATACAACAGTTTCAAATGAACCTGAAGACCCGTCAGAAGTTGCTTCGTTTATTAAGAAAGACGCTTGATTCTCATATAATTGAGCTACGTTTTCTCTTAAGTGACCTTTAAGACCTTCTAGAAATCCTAATTTGTCCCATTTGTTGATTGTGTCTTCTTTAATAACTTTAAGGTGTTTTAACCCGATGTTACCAACTAGACCTGATTCTAATAATGCTCCCATTTTTTTTGGTTTTTATTAATTTTTATTTATTTTTATTTTAATTTTGACATTAAGTCTTTCATTCTTAAGAACTGTGGATTCTCATATGTTTTAGATTCAATTAGATTGATTGCTGAACCTGTTGAAGGTGCTTTAGCAATTGTTCTTTCTAATGACTCATTCATAGGTTGAGAAGAAGTTCCTGTAAGTTCATCCTTAACGACTTTGTATAAGTTTTTAGATTCTTTAATGTTTTCAACACCGTCAAATCTTCTTAAGATATTTATTTTTTCTTGTTTGGACGTTGAATGTTCTGTAAACAAACGTGTAGCGTAAGCTAAGTTTGAATTAAACACGGCAACCTCATTCAATTTATTTCTAAATACGTTAAGAGCTTTTCTGTATTCTTCATTTTTTTCTCTAAGAACTCTTAATTCAGTTGTATTAGTATTCTCTTTAATTGCGGTATTAAAAGATGAGTGTGCTCTTGGTTTTGGCAAACCACCTTTTCTGAAATTACTTCCATTACCTAATGTGCGAGAAGCCTCTTTTGTTTCAGCTTTTTTAGTTGTGTTAGCAACTTGCTCTTTTGTTTCTGTTTTTTTAACAGTTTTCATTTTACCTTCAAGATTTTCACCATCTTTGTAATCAAATTTTGCTTTTCCTGTACCCATAGTTACATTAGCAGATTTTTTTACAGTTTTGAAACCACCATTTTGATTAGGTTTAGCGTCATATTTAAATTTACTAGGATTTCCTAATCCGGTTCCTTTAGGTTTTACAGTCATTTTAGATTCTACTACTGTATCATCATCCATATCCATATCGTCTTGTTCTTCTAACTCTGTGTCGTCTTCATCATCAAAAGAAATTTCATAAACGATTTCTTCATCGTCCATATCTTCTTCTTCGTCAAATTCTGATTCAAAATCTTTAAAGTGTCCATCAACATCTCCAATTTTATGACCATCACGTCTTTTAAAATCGTGTTTGTTTCCACCAAACGCTTCTCCCATTTCTGAATCTTCGTCGTCATTATCAAATACTCTAGAGATGATATCTTCAATACCTTCAGAATCATCGTCTTCATCTTCATCTTCAAAGTCAAATTCGTCTTCGTCTTCGTCTTCGTCGTTAAATTGTTCAAACATTTCATCTTCGTTCTCACCAACAATCATGTATTCTTTGTTGTTCTCATTGTCTTTTAAACTGATGTTACCAGAATCATCTTTAGTAACAACAATATTATCCTCAGGTCCCATTAATTGAAATACACGTAAGATTTCTTCATCGTCCTCTATGTCAGTAAGGTCTATGGTTTCTTCGTCATCATCCATATCTACATTATCAGTATCCATGTCGTCTTCCATATCAACATCAACATCCATGTCATCCATGTCTGTATCTGTGTCCATGTCATCCATGTCAACTTCAGTGTCAATCTCTTCTTCTTCTTGTTCTGTAAGAGATTCTTTTACTAGTTCTTTGATTTCTTGCGACATTGTCGAAGCAAGTATTCCTTTTGCATTTTCAGCTACCGCTTCTTCCAAATTTTTCATTTGGATGATAGCTTCTTCAACTAAAGATTTTTCTTTTGCCATTTGTGTTTAAGTTATTTTAATATATAAATATCTCCCATTATCAAAAAATCATTATTTTTGATAATTTGGTGTTGAGTTTTTTATACTAATAAATATTACCAAAAAAATAAAAGCATAAAAAAAGGAGACATTTCTGTCTCCTTTATTAATTATTGAATATAAATTCTTATTCTATCACTTCATCAATTTTGCTTTCAACAATTGCTGTGATTCTCCATTCCATTGTATAATGCTCAAAAACTTTCGTAACTTTCGCTTCTACATCAGTTGGGTTATAACCACTAACTAATTTTTCTTCTCTTAATTTTTTAATCTTTCCTGATGCCTCATCAACTGAGTCTAATGTAATTTTTGCAATGAAATACTTCTCGTCCATAATTTTTTTTATTTAGTTTAATGACCTAAATAATCGTTTAATTTTTTCATTAAGTCAAGTGATTTATTACCTGAATTACCAACATGTCTTTCAACACTCATTCTTTTCTCTTCATCTAAGTTTTCATCATACAAACTTTTATCCTCTTTATTTAAAAATAGGTATGCTCCCGGTGTTGAAGGTGAAGACACTAAGTCAAAACAAATTAATTCAAAATCATCTTGTACTTCGTTTTGTTCACCAATTTTTTTAAGTGACCCAACACCTCTTGATGATATACCTAAAGTAACTCCTTGTCTTAAGTAATTTGCCGCTAAATCTCCTTTGGTTGAACAAATACCACTTTCATGGTAACCCGGTGATGTCAATAATTTAATCTTCCCCATTAAGACATTACCTTCCCACCATACTTCGGTGATTGCGTGAGAAACTCTATCTAAATCAATAAGAGATGATTCCGGGTGATTTAACTCGGATAGGGCGGTACCCTTTTTAATCATTTTCTTATAATTTTCGGCTTCTCTTTTTAATATACGTTCAGGGTATAATCTACCATTTCTATTTGGGGTGTCATATTTTTGTAATACAGCATAAAATTCAAATGGTTTTGAGTGGTCTAACATTTCGTTAGATTCTCTAATTAAAGTTTCGTTACGATTATCCTTTGGGTTAATATACCCGGCATCATACTCAACTAATATACCTTTTCCTGATTCGTTCGGTTGTAATATTTTTAAACTCATTTTAAATGTTTTAATAATAAATATTAAACATTTTCGGTTTGTAACGGATATTCAACGGATTTGATTTTTTTAGTTAGATAAAACTTAAAATAATTATTATTATAAAAGTTATCATTAAAGATTTGATTTGTTATTTTTATTAATGAATCTTTAATTTGTTTTGATTTAAAATCTAAGTTTTCCTCAATAATAAAAAAATTAATTTCAATATTCATAAATGATTTTTTTCCTAAATTTAAACCGCTTGACCTTAAATCTAAATCAACGATGAATTTTGTGTCAAAAATTTTATTATTTAAAGAGTCGTAAACTGAGTGTTTTACTCCCCTACTTAGGTTTAAAACTGTTCTGTTCCAATTATCACAATCATAGAATGGTTCAACCCATGTTTGTATATTTAAGTAAAGTGATTTTAAGTTGACAGAATCAACTGTTCCATAAACAACTTTTGCGGTTTTGAAACCGTTTAGTTGAGAGGTTTTCCCCTTTTTCATTAATTTTCATATTTTTCCTTTTATTTTTAAAAAAGATAGGTGAAAATAGGTGTTAGGTCAAATTTTTTGTTAATTTGAAATATATGTATAATATGTTAATAATTAAATTAGATAAAAATACAACAATAGAGAAAGCGTTAAAACTCTATAAAAGTAAAGTTATTAAGACACGTCAAAGTTCTGAACTTAATAAAAGAAAAGAATTTATTAAACCTTCCGTAAAAAAAAGAAACGTGTTAGCGAAAGCTAAACACGTTCAATTAAAATATTATTCGGATAATAATTAAAGATTTTCTTTTAAACTTTTAAGTTTAAAATAAGTCAATTTGTCGTACTTCTCAGATATCACTTTTGTAAGTGTTTCATCAATTCTACCTTTCACTGAATTATCTTCAGATGACTCTTTCATTGCATTTAATTTATCTACCACATTTTCTTTAAGAGTGTTGAATTTAACTATTAATTCTTCATCGTTTTCTGATAACAATTTAATAATTTCTTTTTTATCAGACTCATTTAAACCATCAATATAATTTTTAATAGTTTTGTTTGCCACACTAACCATAGTTGATAATGGAAGTTCAATACCTTTAGTTTGTATAACCGGTATTTTTTTTAAATTTTCTAAAATTAAATTTTTACTTTTAAGTCTAGATTCAATAGTTAAAACATCTGTTGAAAATAGGTTATCAATGTTTTCATATGAATTATCTGATTTCGTATTTTTAACCCACGTATTTAATTTTTTTAAATCTGCTGGTAAAATTTTATTTACAGCATTTTCATATAGAGTAATACATTCATGGATGTATTCTCTTGAGTATAAATCATTCAAACCCTTTCTAGTGTTTAATTCATCATACATGTAGAAAATTTTACTAACATTTTTATTTTCTAATACAAGTTTTTTAAATGTTTTCAATTCGTCTTTAAATGTATCGTTTTTATACGATTCAAGTAATACGTTTTCTATCTTTGATTTTAATATTCCAAACTTTGTCATTTTCTTTTTAATTATAAATATCAATCATTTAAGATTTTATTCAATTCTTTCTCTATATCACCTAAAGAATTTCTTGCTCGAGATAAATCAATATATGAATCATCTTCAGTTAAACTACGACTTTCCAATAAAATGTTCATATTCTCCCGTGTTTTTGATTCAGGAGTTAATTCTGCCTCTCCACCAGGTGGTCCTCCAGCTTCAGGTGCTCCGCCTGGTTCAGGCGCTCCGCCTAGTTCAGGTTCACCCCCTAATTCAGATTCAAGACCTCCTAATGCTCCACCGCCAGCAGGTGGTGCTGGGGTAGCGGCTCCAACAGCAGTTGTTCCGGATTTACTTGCGTATAATTTATCAATAGTGTCAAATACACCTGTATGGGTAATGATAGTGGCGGTATTTGTTAACTCAGCACCAACGGCTTTTTCAATACGTTGTTGTTGTAAGTCTAATTTAATTTCTTCATCAGAGAATCCTAATACGTGTTTCTTAGCCCATGTAACGGATACCGGAGCAATACCTTCAATGGCTGCAACAGCATCTTTATACAATAAAATTTTCTCTTTCCAAATATCAATTTTTAATAAATCAGCTTGAGAAGATGGATTTGTAAGTGCTAATGTAAAGTTTGATAATTCATCCTCAAATCCTAATAAGAATAAATGAATAATTGCAATTTTATTTAATTCGGCAATCATTGATTTTTGTATTCTATTAATTGTTCTTGCAAAACGAATATCCATTAATGATAAGTTTTTACCATCTCCAGTAACTTCTTCAAAACCTAAAAACGCTTTAGGTACACGAAGAGCGGTTAATAATTTCTTTTGGATATATTCAATATCCGCAATCTCAGCTAAGTTTTGAGCTCCGGGTAATGTATCAATAGGGTTTGGTGCCGCAGGGTCACGAACAGGAATAAAGTAATCTTGGTCAACCGCCATTTGGTTAAATCTCATATCAACATTTCCGGTTTGAGAGTCAACAACTTGACTTCTTTTAAATTTGTTAGCCACACGTTGTACATATGGTTCAACATCTTTATCGTCCATATTACCAACATAAACTTTGAACACCCGTCTTTCAGGTGCTCTTGAAGTTCTATAGATTAACATCGCATCTTCGGACAATAATAATTGTTTCCAAATACGTCTTGCTTTTTCTAACATAGAAGTACCATAAGGAAGTTTTCTATCATCACCCAATAATCTAAAGTGAGCTATCTCCCATGAATTAAATTCCATGTCTTTAACTTTCCATTTAAAACGTAATCCTCTATTTTCAAGTGGTTCATCAACATTTGCCGCTTTTGCCGCCATACCACGTTCTAAACGTTCTATCTCAATATTTGGTAATTGCATACACCCAACAATACCCTTTTCAGCATCCAATTTTAGATACACAAAGTTATCCCCATATTTACAAGTGTTTCTTGTCCACATAGGTAAGTTGGTATTTAAATCTAAAACATTATTGAATAAGTCTGTTAAGATACTTTTTATTCTTTTTGATTCAGAATAAATCTGTAACATATAACCATTTTGGTCCACTGTTGTCGATTCCTCACCGTAGATATCTAACGCTGCTGAAATTTCAGGAGTATACTCCATAGACTCATAATCATAAAATGAGGCTAAACGAGTTGGTTCATAATATACCGCTTGAGTATATAAATTACTCTCAATTTTAGTCCATTGATTGGCTAAGTAATAAGTTTGTTGTGCCTGTAATTTCTCTCTCTCGTATTCGGCTTTAGATGTGGTTTTTAATAATTCCTTCTTGTCTAACTTATATACGGGATAATCTTGGTTCAATAACGAGTTTGGTCCAAATGCTTTGGATAACCTTTGCCAAACTGTTAAATCATTATTTTGATTGTTTTCCATATGAAAAATTTAAATATTTTTTTATTTTAATAAATAGTTGAGATTAATCAAATATTATTATGGCATCGTCGGTGTGGGGGTTGGTGTAGGGTAATTCACGGGCGGCACCGGTATTGGAAACGGGTGACACTCAACAATTAAATTGTCATCATTTTCTGCAGTAATTCTAATATAATCTTCAGTAGCCAAGTAACAAATTTCAACAATTGGTGACGGAGTCATTGTAGGTGTTGGCGTAGGTGTTGGAGTACTTGTTGGTGGTGGTGTAGGCGTTGGTGTTGGTGTTGGTTCCGGAGTAGGTGTTGGTGGAAGAGCCCCACTAAATACATCAACAGTTCTACGTTTTACAAATTCAGGTTCAAATACTTTAACACTTAAAATATCTTGACCCGGAACAACCAATCTAGAACCGGCAAATATTTTTCCTGATTTTTTTCTGTTAACAAAACCACCTGATTTACCGACACCTGTATTAAGAGGGGCATTTGCATACAAATCAGCATTTGCGTCAAACGTAATACTATTATTTAAAGAAGAGGTTTTTCTATCGGTGGTACCCATTTATGTTTATTTGATAAATATTATCTATTCCCAAATAACCAGCCGTATTTTAGATAATCGTCTTTACTTATGTTACCATTACTGAAATGACCAACCCTTTCATTAGTGTTAGGGATTACAGGGTTAAATGAGATAGCTTCTCTAACATTATCGTTATTACTAATTGACCAAGAGTCAATCATTGCTTTAGTGTGTTCAGTAACTTTTGTTAATTTACTAAATGAAGATTCAGCAACATATGTCGCCATCGCAATTGACATAATTAAATCGTCGTGATGACCCTTTTGATGGTCAGGTCGACCATTCATATAGATAAACGTATTCATTTCGTTATATAGTCTTGAACTATATATCCTAAATCCGTGTCTCATAACTTCTTCATATGATGCAATAATTTGCACCCTCTTATTGTTAAAGTTAATACCAGGAATTTTTTCAGCAGCTTTTGGGTCGTACTTCCATTTGTTTGCGGAATCAACACCATCAATATATAAGTCTTTAAAGTTCATTTCCTGCAACTTTCTTGCCGTTGATACCCCCATCCCACCGGTAATATCAATAACGACAAAACAAGAATATACTGTCGCCCATTTGTGACAAATTTCCGCCATAGTATCTGGTGGTAATTTTCCAACATATTCTGCAACTTGTTCCATAGTGTCAAAATCAACAATTTGAAAAGAACTAAAATCCTCCGAATCTCCACGAGAAACGTCAACACCCATAATGTATTTATGTCCAATAATTGGGTCTTTCCAAATCCAAAGAGCATTACCCATTCTTTTACTGATAGGTTCTAAAATCATATTTTCACGTATTTTATTCATCATAACTGAATCAAATACGTTATCCCCCGAACCTAAAAAGTTACATTCTAACTCCTGAGATACTTTACGTTTGTCATATTTTAATTTTTTAACCATCGCCTCAAACCAAGAAGAACAAGGTTTAAAACCAGCGTCCATTATAATTCTTAATTCTTTATAATTTCTATTCTCATATGGTATTTTAGCCCAATCAATAATATCGTCAGGTTTGTAATCTTCTTTGTTTAATAGATAATGAATAACATCATCTGTCTTAACTAAAAATAAATCTTTAGTATAACGTGGGTCACGAAACCAAAACATTTCCGTAATTTTGAAATCATTCATATTACGTAACGCTTGGTCATATATCTCATAATAAATCGCATCATAACCATTAGGTGTGGATACAACAATTACTTTACCACCCGTAGACAGGGAAGCCATACAAGCAGCCCAAAAGTCACTATCAGCCTCAATAAAGGCTGCCTCATCAAATATAAGTATGGTGGGGGTAAATCCACGCAAGGCATCCTTAGATGTTGCAACGGCTTTAACCTCACATCCATTTGTTAATTTATAATGTTTTTGAGAATTTTTTGTTTTGTCAAAATCTACACCTGTCCAAGAAGGCCATTGACCCACAAATGCTTTTATTTTATTAGCCATCTCCAATGAGGTGTCTAACTTATTAGCAATAATTAAGATTTTTTCAGGGGTTTCTTTTCTAGCAAATACAAGTTTTCGTGACATCCAAGCCGCAGTAACTGTTGATACCCCGGCTTGTCTGTACTTTAATGCTATATTCTCATTGTAGTTTTCGTAATCTTCTAATAATGATAATTGGTCAGGAAAAAGTTCCAAAGGAACATATTTTTTAACTGTGTTATCATATGTTTCTAAATACGTTCTAAGTGCGTATTCAACATCTCGACTACATTTTACGTATTCTACTAATACTTGTTCTCTTGTTAAGTTTGACATACATATAGTTGTCGGCAATTTTTAGAATCCTAAAGCAGATAAATCAATATCGTCTAAGTCATCAAAGTCGTCAAAATCATCGTCATCATCATTATTTCCATAATTATCACCATCATCATCGTCATCAGACATTTTTGATTCATATTCATGTTTTTTAAGAATTTCAACAATTTCACTAACCATTCTATTTATTACCTCTTTTGCTTCTGGTTTATCTGCCATAATTGCTCTTGCCAATACTATAAAATCCTTTGCTTCTAATTGAGACAATTTCATAAATAAATATTGTTGAAGGTGTCTTTGGTCTTCTTCGTATAATTTGTCAGGCCAAGATTCTCTAAATTTTTCCCAAAAAATTGGACCTAATCTTGAATCCCATATTTCTGCCGGTAGTGTATCTTCAGCTCCAACAACCATACTTCTTTGAACAGGGTCGTTTGGTAAGCCTTGGTCACCATATAATGAATAAATACCTTTTACTATTTCGTGAACTAATAATGGAAATGTAAAAGCTTTTGCTTTAATTGTTGGTGGGTCAGTTTCAGGGTCTGCTTCAGATTGTCCCATTTGACCACTTCCACCACCAGCCATTCCTTCCATATCAGGATATAACCAATATAAATGTTCCATTAGTGATTGTGTAACACCATATAGATTTAATAACTCGGGGCTTAATCTGTTTATTTCATCACTAACTAATGTATACATATGACCACCTTTAAATGCCGCTCCTTGAACTAATGAATTAATCATTCTTCTTTTTGCTTTTTCTAAATTAAATTTTTCCATAGAATCCATAAAGTCTTCTATTTCTTCTTGGTGTTCTTCACTTTCTTTAAATGCTTCTTCTACGTCTTCTTCATCTGGTTCCTCAGCTTTAGTTTGCATTCCTTCTGATGCTCCCATAGAACCACTAACTAGTTCAACATCAAATTGTAATTGTCCTTCAGGAATACCTAATTCTTTTTTAACTAAATTAACCGCTAAATTTTCAAGATATTCTTTATGCTGACCTTCAACTTGTTTAATTTGTTGTAAACTACGCATAACAGACCCCATTAGACCCATCATTGGATTATTTCCTTGAATTGGTGTTGTATCACCTAAAAATCTTCTTACTTTGTCTACAGAGTCTTTAAATCGTTGAGATGAAATTAATTCAACAAAATCACTATCCGCATCTTGAGGTAACGCAGGGTGTTCAGCATATGGAGTTTTTCTTTGAGTAATTTGTTTTTCAATACCCGGTTCCATTCTTTCAGGTCCCTCATAACTAACAGGAGCCTCATTTAAACGACGATTAATTTTAGTTAATCTAGTTTGTTGACTATTAGTTAACCCTTCATTAACTAATTTTCTATCTAAATCACTTTTGATTTTTAATATTTTCTCCATTTCTAAATTTACACTCATAATTATTTTGTTTTTAACCCTAACTGACTAAATTTTAAAAAACTTGGTAATTCTTTTTTTATTGCTTTAGGAGCTCCTTGTTTACTAGGGTCCGGGGCAAAAGGATGTTTTGGTTTAACACCTGGACTAACTTTTGGTTTTGCCGGTGCTGTTTTAGTATCCTCATCCATTTCACTTTTTTTCGCTTTAGGGGCTCCTTTTTTATTAGGGTCCGGTTGAAATGGGTGTTTTGGTTTAGTACCCGGACTAACTTTTGGTTTTGCCGGTGCCGTTTTAGTATCCCCTTCAATTAATTTTAAAAAATCTTGTTTAGACATTTTAGGTGTTATATGTTTTTCAACTAATCTCATGATGTGTTTTTCTATTTCGTTTTCACCAATAGTAACGCTTGGAGATATTTTTGTCAAATTCTTTTTAAACCCTCCTGTCACCGCTGATTCTAATTTCTTATCATAATTTTTAAAACTAAAATCTTCTTTTGTTTCTTTTTTCTTTTCAGGTAATTTGTTAAATTTAGTGTCTTGAGCAAATTCATCAGCCATTCTACACCATTTATCTCTAATTTTTTTAGGTTGAGACTTATCATTACATCTTGCAAAAAAATATTTTTGTTGACTTTTAGATTCAAATTTTTCTTGGAGTTGATTATCTGAATCATCATCCATTCCGTCAGGTCCTTGTACTTGTACAGGGTCTTGACTTACTTCACCTTTATCTTCATCATCTTTATCTACCTCAGTATCTTCAGTGAATTCAACTTTACCATCAGGTAACATTTTAGCCATAGTTTTACCTTGAGTTGAAACACCTTTTTTAATTTCATCTGGTGTTGCAATAACTTTAGTTGACGTAACGGTTTGAACTTCTTTAGTTTCTTTTTTGCTTTCTAATAAACGAGTAAATAACGCATTAACTTGTTTTTCTGACAAATATTGAAGTGTTGAGGCTCTAAAACCCTCTTTAATAAGTTTCAATTTTTTTTGATTAGTGTTCATATACAACTTTTTTTTCAAATTCTAAAACGATATCTCGTTCATATAATTTATTTTTTACCGATTCTTCTGTCTCACCAAACGAGAAAACTAATCTGGTTTGTCTATCAAAATCAACGTCATCACTTTCATTTTCATATCCCAAAGCAATAATACCATCCATAGAATCAATCATTGAAAAATAATCAGAGTTTTGAATTACTGACATGGTTATCATATCATTCTTCAAAACTCCTACTTTTTTTATGTGCTCTAAATCAGGTGGGAGAGGATATCTGTTAGATGGTTTAGCATCCCAGTTTTCACCCCAAATATTTTCCGAACTATCTGAGAAAATAAATTCATATATGTTATCTCCTTTATAATTTGGACCTAATTCATTAACATATATTAAATAACTCATAGTATCTCACCTTTAGTGTTTACTCTAAGTTGTTTATTATTCATTTCAAATACCAAGTTATGTTTATTAGTTTTACCAACTAATTTTGCTCCCGGATATTTTGTTATTAATTTAGTAGAAGCAACTTCTTGAGAAATACTTTCAGAAATTTGTTTGATTTTAGAAATTTTATTTTTTCTCTCTTCTTTAATTAAATTAGTTTTTTGTATTTTATTTTCTAATAGTTGTTTTTCTTTTTGGTCAATTTTAAAATAACCTCTTAACACTTCATCAACTTTTGATTCAGTAAACATACCTTCAAACATATCTTCTAAATGATTTGCGTGGTCGTCTTTCATTGAGTTTGGTCTTAATCTTCTATGTCTTGGATGAGATGTTAAGTCATCTTCTTCCATTTCTTCCGATTTTTTAGTCCTTACTTTAAATGGTTTATTATTATGGTTCTTATATGTGTTAAACATTTTTTCACCTTGTTCTCCTTGACCAAACCATTTGTGTTTGTCGTGACCATGTTTTGCCATTAAAGAAGGTAAATCCTCAAACTCTTCTTCATCAAAATCAAAATCAAATTTATCAGAGTTATGTTTTCTATCGTCTTGGTCATACCATTCATCATCATTAAATGAACCATAAATTTGTTCACCCATTTCACCTTCAACATCCATATCTGATTGAATATCTTCAACTTCACTATCGTCAGTTAAGTCTTCACCTCCCATGTCGTCACCACCTAAATCTTCGTCAGCTTCAACACCTTCAAATTTATTCATAATTTCCTCTTTATCTTCTTCATCTAAAGATTCTAAATCTAACGCTGATAAGATTGAGTTTATAACGTATTTAACGTCTTTAGATGTCATTGGTTCATCTTCTTGAGCATCTTCAAATGCTCTTAATTTTTGTGCCAATTTACCTGTTAGTTTTTGAATTACTTTTAAAGTAACAATTTCATCATCTTCAGGTTCCATTTCGTCATCACCTAAATCAATATCTTCTTCATCATCAATATCAAATTCATCTTCAGGTGCAGGAGCCGGAGCGGGTGCAGGGGCAGGAGCCGGTGCAGGAGCCGGAGCGGGTGCAGGAGCCGGAGCCGGTGCAGCTTGTTCTTCAGTTTCACCACCTTTCATTTTTAAGATATATTTTGTTGCGTCGTTTTCATAAAATAAATTAACATTGGCTTCTTGACCTTCGTTAACATTAACTTCTTTTGCAATTAAATTAAGTCTTTTAAAAGCTTGTGAATAAGAAGAATAATACTTTCTATTTTTCATTGGCTCTAAATAATCCACTTCACTTGTAGATTCTAATAAACTTCTTTTAATAACATAACCATTTTTTTCTTTGATAATTTGATAATTTCTACCATCGGCTAAAGTTTTGTTATAGTCAACTGATGTACTCTCATTTATCGGTGTAGGTATGTTTTCATTATATTTCGCGATTTCCATGATACGTTGAATTTTGTCCATACCTTGTAATTTTTCGCTACCAATCGGTCTTAAATTATTTCCCATTTGTTAATTTTTTATAAAATTATTTTATATATAAATATATTCGGAATTAAAAATGTTGTAATTCCGACAGGTTTATTATTGATAATACCCTTTTTTTATTTAAAAAAGATTTTTATCAACGAATTTTATTTATAAATAGTTGTGAATTAAAAAAAAAATATTATCTTTGTATAAATATTAAAACATCTACAGATATGAAAAAGTTAATTACCGTCATTCTTTTTATTTTTATTTCAAATTTAACTTTCTCTCAAATAAAAAGAGCGGGGAGTTTTTATGAATTATCCGATTTATGGAAAAAAGATTCAGTGTCAGTTAAACAATTGATTACCAAATTTGATTTAAATATTACTAAATTAGATACAGTACAATTCTTTAAACAATTTGACTTAAATAAAGATTTACACACCAACTACTCATACGAATGTTATATATCTAAATTAGATAAGAAGACTAACACTATTTCCATGAAAGAATATTTTCGTCAAGGTCTAAAACCAAAATTAAACAAATATGTTATGGTTTTTTGTTTTGATAACGATAATGGTGAAAAAATAATTAACATTAAAATATTTTAATAAAAAAAAGGGTCTCATTAAAGACCCTTTTTTTATATATTATTTCATTATTGTTGGAAGTTTAATTATTAATCTTCTGTTAGGTGCGGTTTCATTTTGATTTGTTACTTCCGGGAATTTTTTACCTGGTGCAAATTGGTCTGTCTCTCCAATACCTTTAGGAATAAAATTTAATTTAATTCCCGGTAAACTAGATTTAAGAGTTGTCGCAATTTTCTGTGCTCTTCTTTTAGATAAATCCATATCATAGTCTTTTCTTTTTTGACCTGACGCAACTTTACCTTCAGGATTCCCATCTATAGATGACGAAGAAATTACCTCAACATCTCCTTCAACATTAGAATAATTTGATTTAATAGATTGTACAAAATCATTAAATTCTTTTTGAGCTTCATTTGTTAGTTCAACACTATCAAAATTAAAAGGGCTTGTTATGTTTAATTCAAATGGTTTATCAACTGGTACTTCTTCCGGTTTATTTGAGTTAAACGATGTATTGTATTGTCCAGGGTAGAAATTTATAAGATACGACTTTCCTCTACTTCTATAATATGTTTTAGCGGAGATTATACCATCTCTAGATTCTTGATATCTAGAGTTATTTTTAAAATAATCTCCCGGAAATTCTTGAATACTTGCTCCATAAACTATTGGAACACCAATAGGTGATTTTTTAGAAGGGGCGTCTTGAGGTACTACAGCAATAAACGCAAAATCAAGATTTTTAGTCTGAATAGGCGCGGCATTAGAATTTATAATTCCTTGCCAATTTTCTGTGGTAAGGTCAATATTAGTTCTAAATTTTTCATCTATAACTTCTTGGGTTTTAACATTATATTTAAAATCATATAAATTACCGTTTAATGGTTGTGTAGGTTTAACTTCCCCATCTTTATCTATAGATACCTCATATAATTCTCCATCAATTATTTTAACATTAATACCGGTTGCTCCAATACTATAATAAGAGTTATCTTCAGAACTATTTTGTTCATTCATAACTCTTTTGACAATTTTATAAAATTCAGACTCAGTTAGTCTAATAATTTTTTTTCCCATAATTTTATTTATTAAATAAATACCTTTCTTTTAAAGAAAGGGTTTTGTCGGTGTAGTTTGTTTGAAAGTCAAACAATTTTTGTATGTAACCATTTCTTCTTAATGTTTTAAACACCAAATTCTCATTTGAGTATTCACCCCCATCTTCAAGACCTCTAGTTCTATATTTTTTAATTTTATCTTTAAATTTATTAATAATATTATTTGAGTTTTCTAATGAAGATTCGTCTTCCGCATCATTAATAACATCATCAATCATTTTCATCCATTCTTGAGATTTATTTTTAATTAATGTTGTATCAATCTCAACATCTTCTTTTTTTGGTTTGGTAACCCACTCATTCAATAATACCGAATATTCCCCGCTACTAGTGTGTGGTTCAGTTGTATTTTGAACATATAATTCAACATCATAACCAAAAATGGTGATATTATGTTTATCGTTAAACAATGTTTTTTTCAATCTAAATAATTCCTCATATAAAGGTAATTCTTTTTCTGAGAACTGTTTAAAGTCTACAAGGATATGTAAATCAACATCAGAATATTTTGACCAATTATAATTAGATAAAGACCCGGTCATAACAACATCGTCAACAATCATATCCACACCAATAAAGTCAATAAATTCGTAAGCTATTTGCAACAAACGTTCCCTAACCTTTGGAGACATCTCATCAGATGATTCCCAAATTTTAGGGTTTAACTCATCTTGTAGATGAAAGCTAGATAATATACTTTTTAAGTTACTCATTATCAATAAATACTTAAAAATGTATAATTGTTAAAGTTTTTTGTATTTGAATTTTTTTGAGATGTCTGTTGTAAAGAATCTACCTTGAGATTCAGACATTCTGAATTTTGTGTAAACATTATGAGGTACATCTTCATATTCATATTTTGCACCATTTTTAAATTCCGTTACTAATTTTTTAGTTGCCGTATCGTATTCAGTTCTTACGATGTTTGTTGACTCAATCTCATTTATGATTTTAGTCCCGTCTATTATTTCTCTTTTTACCGCCATTTTCTAAAGGTGTTTCTAAGTCGATTATTTTTAATTTATCCATAAGATAATCATTAAACTCATTAAGGTCAACATCACCAAAAAAACTTCTTATTTCTGAAAATATTTTATCTTTAGACCTTGAAAATTTTTGGAAATTCCCCATTATATCATTTGGATAATACGGAGGACTTTTTAAATCATCTTCTGTCCACCCTTCTCGTTGGAATGCCTTACGTAAATTGTAGTAAGTTTCAATTAGTTCAGTATCAACACCTAATGTGTCAATATATTTCATCCAATGTTTTTTATGTGTCATGTTTATAAATATAATTCAAATTTGTTTTGTAAAATCATTTGAGAAAATGAAATTAAACCTTATACTTAAATAAAACAATTAATTTTGAACCTCTCAGTATATGGGACGGTACTGACATCGTAACAATATTTGAAAAATGACACCAAGAATTTCCATAGTAATAGTCAATTTAAATAATTTAGAACACACTAAAAATTGTGTTAATGATTTACTACTACAAGACATACCTTTTAATTTAACTTTAATTGACCAAAATAGTTCTGAAGTGGGTACAACGGAATATTTTAATGATTTATTTTTAAAACACTCGGAAGGTCATTTCTATGGTAAAATACATATTTTAGGGAAATATAACACAGGACACAATAAACCATTAAACCATATTTGGAATGACTTTGTTAAAAATTCTGAAACAGAATTTATTTGTTTTTTAAATAATGACGTTAGATTATCCCCTAACTTTTTATCTTCGTCAGTTTTATTGTTTGACATGAAACCAAATGTAGGCGTTATCAATCACACAACAAATTCAAAAGATTTTCAAACATGGTCTAAAAATTTAGATTATATTATACAAGAGACACCTTACAGACAAGGGTGGGACTTAATCTTTAGAAGAGAATTATATTGCAACATACCTGAAGAATTAAGATTTTTTTATGGAGATGATTATTTGTTTTCAAAATTATATGAAAACGGATATGTTGGAGCATATATTTTAAATTCACCCGTTATTCATTATGAAAAGTCTACAACTATTGAAAAAAATGGTATGAGAGATTCATCAATTGATTATGAACAATTTAAAAATATAGATATAAAATATAACAACTTACATTTTAACGAAGAATTTAGTAAATGGAAACCTGAATTTCATCAAATAAATGAAGATAACTATAGTAAAGAATCTTATTTAACAAGAGACCCTGATGTTGACATATGGAGAGAACATTTAAATACTTTAATATTATCCGATTATAAAGATTTACTAACCGGTACTATCGCCGATTTTGGATGTAATCATGGTGCGGTAACAATAATTGCTGCTGAAAATATTTTAAGCCAAAAAATTATTGGAATTGATATAAATTTAAGCGCTATTGAAGTCGCTAATAATTTACTATTAAAACATAATATTAAAAATATAGAATATATTGTTTCAAATCTTACAAATCTTGAATCAATTGAAGATAATCATTTTGATAACGCTTTTTCATTTCATACATTAGAACATATACACCCGAACGATTATGAAAGTTTTTTTAACGAAATTAAACGAACAATTAAAAATGAGGGTCATATAATATTTTCAATACCTTACGAACATGCCTATGACGACCCAACTCATATGAACTACTTTAATGAAACATCATTATCTAATCTAATTACTTATAATGGACTTAAAGTAATTGAATGTTATAGAGATACTAGAATTGGTTTTGACTGTTTGAATTTAGTTGCTAAAATTATTAAAAATACAAGTACTCAACTATCAATATTAATATGTTCACTTCTTGAAAGAAATAATACATTTTTAAGTAAATTACTTGATAACATTAACCAACAAATTGAGAATAAACCTGTTGAGGTTCTTATATTAAGTGACAATGCAAATAGACCTGTTGGGACTAAAAGAAATAATTTATTAAAATTAGCTAAAGGTAAATATGTATCTTTTATTGATGACGATGATAGAATAACTGATGATTATGTTGATTCTATTTTAAATGAAATTTATGAATGGAAATCTGATGTAATTGTATTTGATGCGGAAATCACTTTTGACGGATATAATCCTAAATTGGTGAAATATGGTAGGGAATATGATTATTGTGAAAAACCTGAAGCATATTATCGACACCCAAATCATTTAATGGTACACAAAAAAGAAAACATTACTGAATATTTTAAAGATATAAAAACCGGAGAAGATGATGAATGGGCTTTAAGAATGTTACCAAGAATTGTAACCCAATCAAGAATTAATAAAATATTATATTATTATGACTTTAATACATCAACTAAAAAATATTTTAAATAATGGAAAGATTTGATATTATTAATCATTTAATAAGTGTTAACAACTATAAATCATTTTTAGAAATTGGGACTCAAAACCAAATAAATTTCTCAAATGTTAATATTGACCATAAAGTGTGTGTTGACCCTGACTCAGAGTCAAACCCAACTTATTTAATGACATCCGATGAGTTTTTTAAAATCAATAAATCAAAATTTGATATTGTTTTTATTGACGGATTACATCACGCCGATTTTGTTTATAGAGATATTATAAATTCTTTAAAAATATTAAACAAAAATGGTTGTTTAGTAATACATGATTGTATTCCATTTAATGAATTAGCTCAAATAATACCATTAGAAAAAGCGTCGGATTTGGGAACAATTGCTTGGAATGGTGATGTTTGGAAATCCATTATTAAATTAAGAACTGAACGTAAAGATTTAAAAATAAATGTGGTTGATGCTGACCATGGCTGTGGTATCATTTATTTTACAGATACCAATAATGGCGATTATTTAGAATCATTTAACAATGGATATTATGTGTATAACGAAACTTTAGTGAGAGAAAATCTTAATATTATAACATATAATGATTTTGAAAAAAAATTTAAAAAACCCATTAAAGTTTTAACCCAAGACAATGTGTCATGTTTATAAATATAATTCAAATTTGTTTTGCACATCCAATATTTTACATTACTTTTGTAGAAT